GCATGTTGAAAACAGTCCCGTCGCCTTTGTAAAAGTTCCAGGTCAGGATTCGCTTAAAATAGTCGTCTGTCGTGTTGTAGACCGAAACCGTGATCGTCCCCGAAACGGTTTGCGAGCCCGTGGCCGAACTGCTGTAAGAGATCGACCCTGCAGAAGACGCCGTAACAATCACGGTGCCGTTGTATGAGGTAGGTGAGACACCAGCCACAGAAACGATCGTTCCGACCGAAATGACCAATGAGCCTGAAAACGTCAGGGTCGCGACAGAACCGGTGCCGCTCGCGGATGCGGTGGCAAAAGACTGTCCGTTTGTGACCGCGTAATCCAGCTGATTATATTCCGTCGTGTCGTATTCGACGCTGTTCAGCGAACCAGAGATGGTGGTGATGGAAGGCGCGGAAAGGGTGGGTCTTACTTGACCGTAAATCCCTGCAGCGACCCAATCCAATAGCTGACCGGTGATGGTCGGTTCGGTGTAGATCGGCAAATTTATGGTGTTGAACCAGTTGACGTAGTTCTGGGCCAGCTGGTTGTAGGAGGCGACAAAAGCCTGAAGATTGTCGTCGTCGTTGTACTGGACGTAGAGATACGACGGAATCGTTTTAAGAACCGAGGTAGGCGCAATTGGCGGGAATGGATTCATCCCTCGTTATCCTTGCGCGATGGTGATGGCAGCGGTCGTTACGGTGAAATAACCCTCTGGGTCTGATGGAATTAGGCCAGTGCCGCTTGAGGGAGAAACCGGCGTGCTATTCACCGTAAAAGCCCAAACCATCCGGGACAGCAGTTGCGGCGGAACAATCGACGCAATCGCCTGCTGAAACACCGTCTGAAGTTCGAATTCATTGATTGGCTGTCCAACCGGAAGGCCATTGATGTAACTCGCGATGGCCGGATTTCCCAACTGAGAGACAGAGGCCGGTGCGACATAGTTCGTTGCGATCGTGTTCCAGGTAAGGCTTACCGTGACCACCTGATCAACCGGGCTCACAAAAACAACGGAATAGGTGTTTGGATAGTCATAAAGGTCGGCTGTGATATTGCGGGCCGTCGTCGACGAGCCGACCAAAAGTGAAATGTCGCCAACCGAATTAAAAATGGCGTTGGCCACTTCGTAGGGATCGCCGCCGCCGACAATCACTTCCCAGCCCGGTGAACTTTGAAGAACGGAAACGAGACGGGGTTGAACGCCCGCGACACTGGTCAAGGATTTCTTGAGGGTGTTCGTCAGACCCGTGCAGACAGACAGCCCAGCCTGAAGAACGCGCGCCCGATATTGCCCCTCTGTTTCAGCGCCTGCGCTGGGAATTCCCGGTTGGGGGTTGGTCACAGACAGGGTGATGCTGGACGGTACCGAAGTGATGATGGTCGTAACAGTGCTGGCCGGAACAGCCCAACTTCCGCTGTCGATTGCCACGCAATAAAGGGGCGATGACGACCCACCGGACGCAATCACGCCGCCGTCTTGGACTAAATACTGGTGAACGCCGTCCGAAATAGTCATTCCCTGCGGAATGACATAACCAACGGTTCCCGTGAACACGACATAAACGGACGTGTTGGTCGAAGCCCCCTGCGCAACGCCGTAAACGTTGCCAAGCTGGGTCAGGAGCCAAGCGTTCGCGCCGTAGGGCGTAATTGAATCGATCGTTTCGGTCACGGCTTGATCGATCAACGTCAGCGCGCCAACGTCTGTCGACGCGATATCTTCGATCAGTGAACCGGGAAGGTCTGCCGTGTATCCAGGGTTGGTGGCAGACACCAAGGCGACAAGTTGATCACGCAGCGTGGATGGCGGCGTGTTAGTGCGGCCCGCTTGGGTCAGGACGATCGGAATGTCAGTCATTGCGGGATCGGCACATATTCTTGAAAGGTCACGCCCGATTGCGTCACAAGATTAAGAGAATACGAAGGTTCCGGAGCCGTTATTTTTGACAGAAGCAGCGCGGAAAAATAACCCGCAAATTGCTGTTGCGTCTGGGCCATATAAAGGTCCGGATAAAGTTGGGTCAGAACGCTGTTTTGAGCCGGAATTCCGTAGTTCCCATAAAAAGGACTTTCGTTCGGGTTCAAAAGGAGAGTTTGGACAAGAGTGGTGATCCAGACATAGCTGCTGTCACCATTGGCGTCGGTTTGGACTTCAACCCAATTCCAGCTGCCGTCGGCGTTGTATGTGCGACCGTAGGTTCTCATACCGGGGTAATCGTGCAGCCGTGAAAGTTAGAGGCCGCTGTCGCCGCCGCTGACTCGATTGAAGAGATCGTTTCTGGAATGGCCGTGATCTGAGCCTCAAGGGTTGTGATCTTGGCATTCAAAATCGTGATGTCGTTTTGCAGCGTCGTGTAGGACGATTCCAGGGCCAAAAGCTCTTTGACCAAGCTGACCAGAGTCGCATTGTTCAGAGAAATCATGACCGTCGCCTGCTGCTGCAAATAGGCGACAATGGCCGTCGGATCGGCTGTCAAAGCAGCTGCGGTTCCGAGTTGAGTCGTCAAGTTAGTCTGAGCGGTCTGCCAACCGGCGATGGTGGCAATCTGGTTGTACAGATTGGTTGCGTCAGTCTCGACTTGGTTGAGTTGCGCAACGATGGCGTTGTATTGACTTGTAATCGCGGTCGATGTCGCGTTCAAGCTGTAAATGGCTTGGCTATAAATCTCATTCAGCTGAGAACAATTTACAGCAAGCCCAACACGGACGACGACTTCGTCTCCGTATCCCGCGTTGTAATTTGTACTGCCCTGAGGGATCGACATTTGGCCCTTTTAGTAAATGTTCGTGATGATGCCGTCTTGAACGGTAATCACTTGTCCGGTTTGAGCCGTAAACGTACCCGATGCCCCATTCCCAGCAGAAATGTTTCCGGTCGTCACCAGAGAACCAGCCACGCCTGAAATTGTCACCCCAGACGGCGCAACAGTCATTACGCAATTAGCCCCTGTGTCCCGGATTATAGCACCATGCGGACCGTAAATCACCACGGCTTGCGGATCGTCGGCTGGGGACCATCCGGTGTTGCCGAGCCAGACAAAGGATAGCGCCGACAGGTTCCCTGGTTTGTTCAAGCTGGGAATTCCGCTTCCCAGCCCGGTGATGCCGCCCAAACGCGCATCCGCCGGGAAAACCATGCCATTGTCCCCGACCTTGATCGGATAGCGAATATATTCCGGATATTCGATCGGGATGGTCACTTGCGGCAGCGTGTAGGGCGCAGCATTGACCTCAAATTTTACCGTAACGATTCCGGAAGAAACCACTTCGACAACAGAGCAAGGCAGAGCAGCGCCCGCCTGATTGATCGCTTGGAGCGCCGCCTGTCGGGCTAGGTCATTGAGAGATGAGCCGAGTGGATTTTTGAGGAATTCGGCCATTCGTCACCCCGCGTTTTGCAAGTTTGCAGCAGGTGATGAATACAAATCCAAGGACGTGATCCAGCTTAGGGCGTTTGGGTCACGAAAACTTCCGATGTGACGCACAGATTTGACGAAAAACCGACCCTGAAACGAAGAACGTTGCGCGGCGATGTACTGATTGGACGGCGCAATTGTGACCTGGGTCGTGGGAAGTTCGACATAGGACAAGGGTGAAATGTCCGCGCGAAGAGAGGTTGTCACCTGAAAGGTGCCAGGGTCGACCCAGGTCGGCTGACCAATCATATCGTTGAAAGCGACTGTCGTCGGTTTCGTAGGTACGGTTCCGTCCGAGACAACAAACCTATTGTTAACGATGCAAATGCTGACGCCCGCATAATTGGCAGCGGGGATAATCGATTTGCTGACGTCGTACATATAGGAGGCGTATTCGCCAAGGGTCTTTGAGAAGCTGGGTTCGTCCTGGGTCAGCTTCAGATTCGGACTGATGCTCACGATAGGATCGGCAAAAGGAGGATCGGCTTGCGCCGTCGCCAGCTTCAATGTGTTGGTGATAGCGTCGGCCATCGAAGTTCCAGCCGCCCAGGTCGATTGGGTGATATTAAGTTGTTGGGTGATGCCCGTCTTTCCGTTTATGACAATCACGAATTCGACCCATTGCTGGGTTCCGATCCAATTGCCATAGGCTTGCCAAATCAACCCTTCTAAAATCACACCGGTCTGGCCGCTATTATAGGCGGCAGTCGCTAGGGGCAGGCCCGTTACGAATCCAGCGGAAATCTTGATTAACTTTCCGTTGAAATCATTGGCCCCATAAATCACGTTGAGCCCAACACCCCAGATTTTCAGACTTGCGGCTCCGATCGGGCGAGCAAGAGTCGTGACCGGGATATCAAATTCTACCTGGAGAGCGCCCAAGTCGATGTTTCCGTTCTCGCCCGTGGTGTAGGTGGCGAAGACCGTTTGATCCTGATTGATGATCTCGATTTTGTAGTAGCGCACTAGGGCAGCACCACAAATTGGCGGGATGCCTCATAAAAAACGATCGACGACGTCGTGAAATAGCCCTTCGCCAGATTGATAGGGTAGTCGTTCGGCGATCCGACTAGTGGGACGTTAAAGATCAAATTTCCGACCACGTCGTTGCACTGCAAATACCAACGCTGCCCGAAGACATTCCACGGAACCGTGCAGAGGTAAACCTGACCATCAAGCGTCGGTTGAAATTGAAAAGGAGCGTTGGTCGCTGGGGCAAAGTTGTAAGTCGTCATTGGCCGAAACTCGGAACCACGGGCGCGGTTGTTGTCCAATCAATTGATTGAGTGACGTTTCCTGCGCTCACTTGAACGCCTGCACCGATTTTGGACATCAGCTGATTTTGAGCAGCTTGCAGAGATTGCGCCGTCAAGAGAGGCTGGACAAAGTCCCATTGCCAGCGGTCTTGGGGTCGGCCTGGGTCGCCTTCAGAAATGTCCTTGAAAGAGGTCAAGATGCAATTGAAATAGGTGCCGGACGGGGTAAGGACGGTGTAAGTGCCGCCCAACGCCGTGTGGGATTGGATCGTCGTTTTCAGCGTGTTGAAAACCGCCGACTTGGCATTGTATCCGCCCGCGCTTTTGACGGGGGCCAGCATCAACAGGGAAATCCGCAAAGGCTGCGCGATCACAGCATTCGCAGCTACCGCCTGATTTGCAAAAGGATATGTTGCGATTTCGTTTTCGGCCAAGGTCGACCCCGACATCGGGTAAAAATCAAAATACCAAGTGTCGAGTGCCAGAGGATTCACATAAGTTGGAATGCTTTGATATTCTGTCGACTGGGTGATGGCGATGATCGGGATGCCGGTGTCCGCTGTGCCGCCCACGCTGGTCGCTGCCGCGATACCTCCTGTGAAGAGGATAGGCGACTTTTGAAACTGAAGGGTGAAGGAATTGCGGTCGGTCATCAGACGGCATTATACGCTGCAACGCCACGGGCGCTGATGTTGAACTCATTCCCAACCATCGAACGAATCAGCAGACTGCTTTTGTCCTGGGCGCTGGGATAGTAGGCCGACTTGGTCGGGGTCATCGGCCCGTTTCCCGTGTCAGGCGTCTTCGCATTATCGTCGGCGGAAGGAGGTCTCAGGGGTTCTGGCGGGGTCCATCCAACCGGCGGGTAAGCGAAGGCCTCTCCAAAATAGCCGCGTTTAGCGGCGTCAATGCGTCTCTGTTTTTCGTCTTCGCTCGAAGAAACGAATAGTTTTTCCAAAAGGTTAGAGGCACCCATTATATCATTCGGGTCCCAACTTTTCAGGGTCATTTTGAGATTAGGGTTCTTATTAATTTCATAAATGGCAAAGGCGTCTTGCTGGGCGCGCGTTGCCTTCTGAATGTCAGTGCTTGGCAGTTTGTTTTTCTTCGCCCACTCAGCAAAATTCTTTTGGCGATCAGGGCTCCAGTTAATCAGACCCGCATAGCCATATTTGTTCTTCGATTTGGTATCCAGGGAGCTTTCGTAATAGGCATGGCCAACCATGGCAGCTGCCACGGACTTAGGAAATCCTGCCGCCTCAAAGTCCGACATGACGTCTTTTGCTGTTTTCAGCTGAGTTGCCGACAGCTTTTTGACTTCTTCCCGGCCCTTGTCCTTGGCTTCGCGAACGTCCCTCGGTTCAATCATGTGAAGGAATTCGAGAAGTTTCAAAAGTCCGTCGGCAACTTCTTCAAACTTATCGCCGAGCTTGGCAAGGTTTTCTTTAAAGTCGATCATGTCCTTTTTGAACCCGCCGCTTTTCAGGTAATCGCCAAATGCGGTGATCGCTTTTTTGGCGCGATCAATCCAATCCTTGAAAAAGTCCGACTTGGTTATGTCTTTGACCATGCTGACAAACGCCTTTGCCAATTCGGTCAAAGGCGGCAGAAGGCCCGTTAACGCATTCATGAAAACGGTTTCGAGTTCGCTGCTCGCTTTAGCGATCGCGACCGAAAAATTCCGAGAAGCTTCGATTGTCTTAGCTTGGGGCTGGAGGTCTGCAGCCATTCCCGGAATGGTGCGGGTCGCTTCGCCGACGGCTTTCCGTTGAGACGAGAGAGACCGAAGGTCTTCCATTGACAACCCGAGGGTCGCAAAACCAAGGGCTTCATATTCCGGTTGGGTTTTGGTGCTCTTTTCCCAGGCAGCAATGGCTTTGTTTAGCGTTTCAATCGCCAGAGACGCCGTGTCTTTCTTTTCGACGTCCGAAATGCCAATCCGGCCAAAAACAGACCTGCCAATGCCGGGGTCGGCTTTCGCTGCCGCGATGCTTTCCAGATAGCTTTCTGGGCTGGCCAAGAAAGGCCGCAGGCCGATGCCAAAAGCCGCACGTTGCCCGACGTTGACGCCAACGCCCGCTGCCGCACGCTGGGCGTCAGTGATGCCAGCCGCTGCACGGCCCAGGCCAAAACCGCCCAGAACAGTTCCGACAACGGCCGTGATGCTAAACATTTCGGCGAGGCGGGCCGCTCCTTGGGTCAGGGTCTTGGCGACGGCGCTGGCCGCTTGTTTGGCGTCATCCAAACGCTTTTTCTGCTGCTTGCGTTCGTCGTCCAGGCGTTTGCGCGTTTGAGCCGCGCGTTGCTCTTCGTCCTCTTGAAGTTGAAGGGCGATTTCGTGCTGTTTTTCCAGTTCTTCGGTGACGTGCTTCGTCGCCAAAGCTGAAGCGGCCACGGACGCGCTTGTGTCGTCCCACGCCCCCGGCATTGATTTTAGAGCGGATTGATACTTTTCGAACGCAGCGATGAAGGCCTTAAACTTCTCGTCGTTGACGTCGATGTCGATGACGGATTTCACTGCCAAGGGTGCGCTCCTAAATACGGCGGGCGAGTAGGTAACGCTGCCGGAACTCGACGGCAGAACTATAGCTTGTTCCTACGAGTTCCGCGAGGTCTGGCCAGCCGTCCTCAACCAACCAAGTCAGCGCGGAATGGAGGACGCTGTTGCCTTCTCGCCAGTATTCTCTTCCGGCTTCGATGTCGGCAAAGAGCTTTGGTAGTCGATAAGCGACAAGGACGTCGTGGAGGCCCCGAATATTCCAAAGATCATCGACATCAAAGCGTCCGCTTCGCGCTTTCGCATTGAGGCACAGCCCACAATAAAAAAAGTCACGGCGTTCTCGACCTCATCAGCGTCATCGGCAGAGAACAGATTTTTTCTGACCGCCTGCTCGAGAGGGACGTGGTCCCACCCTTGATCCGTCATGACGAGAACAGTGGACAGGCGGCGAATTTCCGCCAGGAGCCCGTTTTGGACGCCTTCTGGTCCTTCCCAAGAGCCATCGGCTTCAGCCACGCGCTTGAGCATCATCTTGGCCACGCGCGGACCCATGCGCACCAGCCATTCGCCGCCGTTTTCGAGCATGGCGGCGTAGGTTTTTGAGATGGTCAGGAAGTACCGCTCAAAAACGTCTTTGCTGATCGGTGAAGAGTAGACGTAGGCATCGCCCTCATCCCTCTCCACCGTCAGAACCAAGTTCAAGTTCCGATCGATTTTCATTTGTGCCCAGGATCAAAAGGAAGCGACTAGGTCGCGTTGAACAGTGCCGCATTGACCAGATAGAAGCCTCGGAACGTGACCATGAAGCCCACGTTTTTGCCATTCAAGCGCCCCGGAGAGGCCTGAATGATAGCCCCGTTTTGAATCTGGTAGTTGCTGAGCGTGCTGGCGTCCGGACGGACCACAAAGGGGCCGACCGTGGACAGAACTTCCAGCTGGTTCTTGAAAAGATCGCTGAAGGACTGCGTTTTCAGCAGTTCTACTTCGACCGTCATCATTTGGTACGGGGCCGGGGACTGTACGGTTCCGGTCATCGTGCCGAAGGTCTCGACGATCTCGCCTTCCGGCGTGATGTTGATGCCCTCCTCGCCCATATAGGGCGCGGTGATGTTCAGCTGGGGAAAAAGAGGAAACGTGATGGAGCCCCGAAGGCGATTCAGCGTTCCCTGCGCGACAAGAGGAGATGCCATTTCGGGTTCCTTAGACGAAGTTGGTGACGTTCAGAGCGACGATGATCTGTTCGAAGCCGCGCGCCGGGGTAAAGATGGCCGAGAGACCAGCATACCTTCCGATTGCATAATCGTTCGGGTTTTCAGCAATGTAGACCGAGAACGGTTCGGCGTTGATCACCAGTTGGTTTGTGTACAGACCCGCTTGGAAGTTTTGAACGAACATCGAAGTCGGCAGTTGGGTCTGATTCACCGAGCCGATCGCGAGGCCATAGGTCACGGCGCTGGAGAAGGTCCGCGTTGCGGTGTCTTGAAGGACATTGATGCCATTTTGATCAAACAGCAGCGGCGCGAGCGGATTGTTTGACCCATTGATGACCGCGTTGGAAAGCGACAGGTCGGTGTTGATTTGCGACCAATCGACCGAGTACCAGTAGTTGAACGGGTTCCCGTCCATCGTATGGCCCCAGAACAGCACCGAAGTGCTGATGCCACCCTCCGCACCCGTGCCAACGATATTGATGTTCGCCGCTTTCAGGGTCGACAGAAGAGCCGCGTTTCCACGCACCGGGTACGGTGTCACGCCGTACAAATAAGCGAACGAAAGCTGGGTGACTTGGTTTGCGCTGCCAGGATTCCAGTTCAGGGTGACATAGAACGGAGCCGCGCAAGAGAACTCACTGGCGGGGGCCGTCGGCGAGGGGATAAACGCAAAGACGCATTTCATCAGGGCGGTGTAAGACGTATAGGTGCCCGTCGTCGTGGTCACAAAGAAATAGGTCTTGCTGGTCGTCGCCTCGAAACCCGCCAGGAACGTCAGGAAAGACGAATTGGCGTCCCATTCCTTGGGAACAAGGTATGAATAAACCGTGCCAGGGTTGGCGGTGATCCAGGACTGCAAAGCCGAAACGCCCGCCGACGGAGCGCCCTCTCCCAATTCCAGAACGTAAACACTGGTCGCCGCGCCTTGAGCAAAGAAAGTCGTGCCCATGGCCAGGAGTTCGGCTTCATCGGCCAGGATGACGGTTCCAGGAACCGTGTTCAGGCCAGGGTTTGAAGCCAAGGGATAGGTAACGGTGCTGGTTCCAGTCACGGTGCCTTGGAAGGTGCCGTTGTAACCAGATGGGGAGGCTCCAGCGACGACGATACCGACCGTGTCACCAAGATTCCAACCGTGCGGGGCGGTGGTGGTGATGGTCACGGTGCTGGTAGCCCAGGTCAAAGTAGCAATGGCTTTGGCCGTGGACAGGATCGAGGTCAGGTCGGAAAGCTGGGTCAGGAGCGTGAGAGTTCCCGGAGCGGTGTTGGTTCCGCCCTGAGAGATGAGCGCGCCAGACCGCTGCAGCGTCGAAGGCGCGGGGGCCTGCTGTTGGGTGACGTTAACGGTGACGATATTGTTTGCCATGCTGGCGCGTCCTTAATCTGGTTTCGGTTCAGCTGCTTAGGAGTAGCTGACCGAATATTGCGGAGTGCCGCCGCCGACAGCCGACACGACAATGCCGGTTTTGCAGGGGAAGTTCAGTTCGACAACCAGACCGGCAGTGGCTGCCGTATAGGGGATGCTATAGACCGTGTTGGCGGTCGTGGCGGAAGCGACAGTAGCACAGTCGTTAAACGTCAGAGCGCCTGAAGTCCCAGGGGCGGTCACGACGATGACATTATTCAAAATGCCCGAAGAGGACTTGATGACGGTGGCGGCAGTCACATTCAGAGCGGACGAAGAGCCATAAGCCGAAACCAGAAGGTTTTGGTTGTTGTCTGTAACCAGGGGGACCAGGACATTGCTGGGGTTCTTGGCGACGGTGGTGGCGATGGGACCTTGGGGCATGGGGCATCCTTTTTAGGTTTAGGTGACAGGAACGATAGCGGCCCAGAAGATTTCATTCTGACTGTTATCCGCCCAGATGATCTGGTTATTGCTGGAATCAGACCAGATGATCTCATTTTCAGACGGGTTCAGGAACAGGAAGTTTATATAAGTCGACAAGATGCGCTGCCTCGCGATGTTCCGCGCCGTCGCCTGATAATAGTTGATCTCGTAGTCGATAAATTTCTGTTGGGCGAGAATGCCCAGTTCGGTCTGGATTCGCTTCCCGTCGCGCACGGTCGGCATGTTCATAATGCCAAAATTATCCGTGTTTAGCGAGTAGGCGTTGACGTAGTCGATGAACGACAGAATTTCGGCATTCCGAATTCCGTAAAAGGTCAGACGGACTTTGTCTCTGGCCAGTTGGTAGTGAGAGCTGTTGATGTCGATGTAGGGCGCTGCCTGCAGCGCCTGGGTATCCGAAGGCTCTATGTGAACCGCGCACCACGGCGGGGTGATGTTGTCCGGCACGATATAGGACGGATACATCGGCATTAGTTCATTCAGCGTCAACCAAATCGGAAGGCTGTTGGAGACGATGACCTCGTCAACTTTCAACTGACCCGAATTATCGACAAGCTGATCAGACAGGGCGGGATAAAGGGCATCCCCCTGGTAATGAAACAAACCCGACTGCCGATAAAGCATGGACCGGCGGGAGAAGCCAAAAACCAAATTGTCAAAGGAACCGATATACATCGACCCTTCGTTGATAGCGTTTAGCTGTTCAATTTCAGATTCGGACGTGAAAACCACCCGGTTCAGGGCGAAGCCTTCGTCCTCTGACCTTTGGTTTTCAGTCGTGTAATGAAGCGAGCCTTTGACTTTGACCTGATCGATCGGGTCCGACTTCACCCAAAAGACGTACCCATCTAAAGGTAGGACCGCACGATCATAGCGAGTGAAGGTGATGACTTGGTTTTCGGAGATCGTCTCCAGACCAAGGGCAAGACCCGCCGCAAACTGTCTACGCGCGCCCGCTGCTTCTTGTGCGCCGCTCATTCGCCATCAACCCATGACGTGAAGCTGGATTGATAAAGGCCGGTATCGATAAAGGACGGTCGGCGGGGACCGCTCTTTTTCTTCAGTCGATGGTTAACGCCGTCCAACGCCGCTTGAGTCGGAACGCCGGGATAACCCAGGCTTTCCATTTCTCCGTTGGCTAGGAAATCCTTGAATTTTTCGTTGATGTTGGTCGTTCCGGCGTTGACCGCCCCCGTCAGTCCTTGATCGGGAGCGCCCATCATCAAAGCCTCAAGAGCATTTTGAACGCCGTTGGTGATGTCGTCCGCGATCTCCTGCTTGTGGAGTTCGTAGAAGATTTCCATCGGATGATACTTGGCCTCAAGAATGTCCGCGACGTCACCCGTGGTGATGCCGTTTTCTTCCGCATAAGGCACGTCGATCACGCCAAGATGGAGGGTCATACTCAAGAAATCCCCCAGTTTGTCCCTACGGTCTGCGCAAAAGCGAGGTACTGGCGACCATACGGCGTTTTGAGGTTTTGAAGCTGTCCAACAGTCAGCTTTGTCAGGCTTTCAACCGTTGCGATGCTTTCCGAAGTGCCTTCGTCGCTGGCCGACGAAATCGTACCAGCGACGAAGTTGTTGCATCCGAAACCAGCGCGCAAGTCGGCAAAGAACGTCTGGCCGGTTTGGTCCGGAGCCCAGTTGATCAGATTGTCGCCGCCCAGATTGTAGACCGCCAGTTCATAAATGAACGGATTGGCGATTTGAATCTGAAGGTTCACCAGCGCCACGGCCACTTGGTAGGCGTAGACGAGCGCAAGCGAATTGTCCGGGAGAACGGTGGTGTTGATGTTCATCACCGACCGCACCCAACCGACAAATCCGTCAAACGTGGGTCCGTTCATGATCAGCCTTTGCGGGCGCGCGGAACACGCGGAGCGCGCGGGTTGGTGTCAGGATCGGCAGAGCGATCAACGCGGATTTTTTCGTTGATCTCAGAATCCTTACCTTCCTTGTCGATTTCCTCGATCGACATTTCCAGAGAATTAAGACCGCCGGTCTGTTCCTCAACCGCGTTATTCACAGCGACGGCGGCTTCTTTGCGAAGCTCCTTGCCGCGTTCCACCAGAACCTCCTGGTTGTGAACGATCGCGCGACGGACCTTATCCATGTCGACTTTCTTGTCGACAGAATAGCAAAGACCGAAAAAGGGCTTGGTGCGGTCGATCTCATCAACGCGCACGAATCCATATTTGGAGTGCTGCGCAACGATCGAATCAATGTCGGTGGTCGACAGTTCACCCGGAATTTGAATTTGCCCACCGATGGAGATGATTTGCTTCATCAGCTTGGTATTTTCGGGGATGCGATACATAAAGTCTTGCACTTGGTTGGTGCAATTAGCGATGTACATTTTCATAGTCAGTTTCCCTTCCTTGGGAGTTTGATTTTAGAGCAAGGCGGGGACCGCGTTTAAGGCGCGATCCCCATACACAACGAGCCGAGGCGCGTCGGTGTTAATGCCTATTGATACGCCATACTCACGATTGTGATCGCCTCGGGGCGAATGCCCCAGCCCGAGGTGATCCGCCATTCCGACAGCACGTCGATCGCACCACCCGGCAGAGGTGTCGGGATTTCGCGAGGAGCGGCCATATCGCAGTATTGCAGGGCGCAAGCCTCAATACCGGGAGCCAGTTTGGCGAATTCGTTGGTGTTGACCTTCGAGCCCTGCGGCTTCTGCACTTCCGGCATATTGATGATCACCGCGTCGGTGCCACCAGCTCCCTTGCCGATGAGGGTGTCGTCATAGACCCAGGTGATTTCGTCGTCGTTCCATTCGGCGACGTCCTTCACCATGCCAGCGGTCGAGGTCGAACCAGCGCCGACGCGCTGGAATTGGACCAGTTGCACGATGTTCTGGTATTCGAACGCGCCAAGGACGCGCTGCGGACCCAGGATCGTGAACTTGCGACCGATGCCCAGTTGGTTGGTGCGGGTCTTCAGCGCGCTGATTTGGGTCAGCAGGAAGGTGGCCATTTGACCGTTGTCGTAGGTGACGACGGTGTCGTTGCCGTTGCTGTCCGCCGGAAGCGGGACCGAGGTCGCGCCTTGGGTGTTCAGCAGGCCTTCGCCATTGGCCGGGTTGAAGCCGTACAGCAGGGCGTTACGGGCCAGCTGGAAGTGGCCTTGGCGCATACCGAGACGTTGAGCCTCAACAATGCTCACGCCCCAACGGCCCATCGCCGCCGTGTCGTGGTGGTCATACTCGCCGCGCACGCGCAGCAGATAGGACGGGGTGCTGATCATCGACATCGTGGTGTTGATGCTCGGCAGCATGTTGTAGGCGGCTTGGCCAGCCGACACCTTGGTGCGGACGTCGATGCGCTTGATGTACGCATAAAGGTCGCCGTCCGACAGGCGGGTCAGCGGTTGGCCGTCAGCGAGCAGATCGAACGCGCCGGAAGCCTGCGAGTAGGGGAGCAGGATACCCGGATCGATGTAGCTCGGATTCACGATAGTAAAAGAGGCGGCGATGTTCGCCATGATGGATGTCTCCTATTGCTCTGGCGAATGCCGGTTAGATCAGGATCACAGCGGTGGTGCCGCTGCGGTTCCAGGTGGCGAAGCCCGTGGTTGGGTCGTAGCTGACCGTCATGGAGTTGCCGACGTTGATGTCCAGCACCTTCACCGGCAGAGCCGAGGAAGCGCCAGAACCCAGGGTCAGCGAACCGCCCGTGATGGTCGCCGCGCCAAGACCAGCGCCCGCATTGTAGGTCACGGTCGAACCGGAAACCGACAGAGCGGTGAAGGTGCCGTCCAGCGAGGCATAAGCGCCCGTGCCGGTCAGAGCGGAAACGACAATCGCGTCGCCCGCACTGAAGGTCACAGGGGCCGACATCGTCAGCACCACAACACCAGTGGTGTTGTTGTAGGTGCCCGACGAAACGGTCAGGGTGCCCAGGTACGGAACCAGGATTTGGTTCACGAAATCCCAAGACACTTGAGCGCCGACAGTGCTGCCGATGTGCGAGGCCAGGGCCGGATCAGCCGCGACCGCGATGCGGGCGTTGGAACCCAGACGGTAGTAGTTCACCATCATGGACGAACCCGCCAGCGGGACCGGCGATTGCGGGGTCGTGGTCATGGCGTTGTCTTGGTCGAAGACCGAGAAGCCATTGAGACCGCCGTTGGAGGTTTGCGTAAGGCTGGTCGCGCGAACGATCGAACCGCCAAGCGAGCCCGCCGGGACGTTTTCGGAGATACCGACGCCGCCCCACATGGGCTTGGTTTCGCTGGTGGCGAGCGTGCCGCCAGCCAGCTGATAACGGACAGCCGGGTCGTTCTGGGCGGTGCCCTGAATGTAACCGTCCGAAGTGACATTGAAAGAACCCGAAGCGGTGGTGGTCAGCACCGGGTTAAAGGAGACTTGGGCGCTCATTGCGTGTTTTCCTGAATGAGTTGCGAAGGGGCGTGACTTAGTTCTTGGTCACGCCGACGAGACGACGGCGGGGAGCCGCATGGCTACCCATCCAGGCGCGGGGTTCGCCGACGAAGGTCGAGATGATGCGGCCCGTGGTGTCAGGACGCTTCATTTCGCGCAGAGCGCCACGGGGCAGATCGACCGGCGACATGGCGGCAGCCATGGCGTCCGAATAGATTTGCTCTTCCATGTAACCGAAGGCCACCGAGTCGACGATCTTGCCGAGGTTGACTTCCTTCAGCTTGGCGCTGTGCTTTTGCAGGCCACGGGCCAGACGGCGACGATAGGCCATCAGACCTTCGCCATTCAGCGGACGCGGGGCGCTATCGCCGAAGGCTTGATAGACGCTGTCGGCCTTGGCTTGGGCGTCAGAGAACTTGGCGTATTCGGCGTCGGACAGCTGCTTGGGCAGCATACGTTCGACATCGGCGATACGCTTGCGGATATCGGCAGCGTCAGCAGCCTTCATCTCTTCCTCTTCAGCGTCCTTGCGCTTCTTGTCAGCGGCGACGCGCTTGGGCTCTTCTTCGAACTCTTCCATTTCAGCGTCGTCGTCATCGTCGTCCGACTTGGCTTCCACTTCTTCGTCGTCAGCCTTGGCGTCGTCGTCATCGTCGTCGCAGGCTTCTTCGGCGTCGTCGTACTCTTCTTCGGCGTCGTCCTTCGTTTCCATCGCGTCCATACGCTTGGACAGCGAATCAAGGTGCGACAGAATCTTGTCCAGCTTTTCGCCAGCTTCGGCGTCAGCCTTGTGCTCTTCCATATGCTCTTCGGCCATTTTTCAATGCTCCAATTAGGGTTGTTTTAACGGCGTCTTTGGGAGACGTAGTTGCTCATACGAATGTCAAGCAGTTGAAGGCTCTGCCCCAATCGGTGAAGTTTGATTGGGTCCAGTATACTCTTTTCTCTGCCAGTTTGTGAATCCACGCGGACATCGGTTCCATTTTGGTCGACGCCAGCAAGTTCACCACCTTTGTCCCAAACGCCAGCCCCGTCAGGAAGCACGGCAATATGGTCCAGTAGACTCGGCTTGCCTTCGATGAGGAGAGCCGAACCATCCTCAAGCGTCAACTTGGAGTTGACGTCGGGATTCTTGAAAACGACAGCAGGAGACGTGCTGGTTGGGCGCGTCGTCATCAACTCAATGGCCGCGTCGTCGTAAACCTTTGCGATACCCCAGACCTCGTCGCCTTTGATGTAGGCGAACATGATCGAGCCAATCGTGCGATTGATATATTCTTCGCTGTTCAACGTCGCACTGTCCGGATGTTCCAGGATCACAGCCAAACCGGCGCAGCGATCGAGGAATTCCTGATTAAGATAGATCAACGGATCGCGGAAAACGAACTCGCCCAAAGACGATCTATAAGCGACACCCGTCCCGGTGATCCGCATGGCAAACAGGGACACGTTTTCATATCGCTGGGGACTGACCAGCTGCCCGGCTGCCATGGCTCGGGCAACCCCAAGCTCATCCATTGACAGCCGGGCAAGAGCGACAGCGCAACCAGGATGTAGTGGCATCGGCGGCGCGTCGATTGAAGCCCAGGAATAGCCAGTGCTTTCGTCGCAAATGGTCACGGCAAAGGATTCAGTGACCCGGCAAATATACGTCGTGAAATCGACCGCCTCGCTAGGAGTCGGTTGCACCGGGGAAGCGCCGGAAGGAAGGGTGTCCTTAGCTTCCCCGGTGGCCATTGCAGGAGCTGGGCACGCCTCCGCAATTCCGCGCGTGTGGAGTTTGATGTGGTCAACGTCGGCCTTGAAGCCGGTTTCCTCAAACGCTTCACGAATGGCGCATTCTTCGATCGTCTCGCCGTCTTCCTGCTTCCCACCGGGGAAAGCCCATTCATTGGGGTGATCGCCGCCGTTCCCGCGATGAGTAAACAACGCGAGATTGTCGGGGGTCAGGAAGAGGATGCCAGACGCTTTGATCATCGAGCCTTGCTCGGGCTGGCTTGCTTCACGCCGGGCTTTGATTGAGGTTTGGCCAAGGCGTCGGAGCGTTTCACGCGATTGCGGGCAAGGTTGCTGACAAACCGGATATTGGCCTCGGCAAGTTGCTTCAGTTGAGGCTGACTAGCGCGATTCAACAGAGAGATGATGCCCTTGTAAGCCGGATTCGAAGGGTCGATTTTTTCGATCTTGGAAAATTCCGACTTCAACTGGTCAATTTGACCCGATGAAAAAAGATCGGCGTCGGCCTTGGCGTTGCCCGTCACAATGCCGTTGCCGCCTTTGGCTCGGATTGATGCCAAAAACTTTTCGGCGTCCTCTTTGGACGCATACTGAGCCACCGAAATTTTCGGGTCGGCCTTTTTCATCTTGTATTTGACGGAGAAGGCGAGAGCGGCATCCTTGCGAATAGGAGCATCGCCCAGCTTGGCGACGTAACCTTGAGCCCGGCGCTTTTTCAACATAGCCGATGCTTCGGCTTGCGTGGGCAATTTATCGACGCCCCAAATTTGAGAGTTCTTGTTGCGATAATAGACGTGGAAAGAACCGGCATCCGCACGCTGGCCGACGCGATATTCGGCATCGTCCGAACGCTCCTTGCCCTTGAAATTGCGCTCGTGCTCTTCGGCCTTTTCGTTCGCGGCCTTGGTCAGAGAGGCAAGTTCCTTGTGGTCCTCATTCGCGGTCGCGGCGGGCTTCTTCGCAGCCTTGATGACCTCAGAATAAACGTCGGCGTCGGATCGCTTGCCGTCGGCATTTCTCCAAATCTCACTGCCGATCAGATTAGAAGCGGAAATTCCAGCAGCCTTGGCGGCGCGTTCAACTTGGGCTTTGGTGACTTTGGTGTTCGATCCCAGAGCCTTTTTGAAAGCGTCGTACTTTCTTGGATATTCGCGCGTGACCAAACGCAGAAAGGCTTCGGCCAGCGCGGTCGGCTCATCAGCGTCCTTCATGGCCAGGGCCTTGATGTCGCGAGTCAGATTGGCTTTGGCGGATTCTTCCTGACTGTCGGAACGAAGTTCCTTAATCTCTTGGTTGATATCGGAAATCGCGCGCTTGAAATAGGCTTCCGCCTGTTTCTTGCCTTCCTTGCGCGAGGACGCCAGTTCCTCTTGGTAGAGGCGGCGAAGGAGCATCAAGCTGTCTTTGTTGCCGCCGAACTTTTGGGCCGCATCTTTGCGCTTGGATTCCATACGATCCATGCGCTTGCCCAGCATCACCAGAGCGTCGTCGATGCGGTCAAGCTTGGACTTGGGGGCGGCGTCGCCGCGCAGTTCCTTGCGGCTCTCGACCATGCCACGGGTGGTCAGGGTTCCGGCGTCCTTGCGAGAGGGCTTATATTTCATGTTAAACTTCCTCAAGGCCAAAAACGCCGCTTCGTATTCAGCCTTGGCCTTTTTCCAGGCGGGAGAAGCCTTGACATCGTCGGGGGTCAAATTCATTGGCCCGCCACCAGACATTGAAGACAATGTTTTTCCCGTCGTGCGACAGTTCATTTCGAGTTGAGAACGGGCCGCTTCGATAACAGGGCTTTGAGCATCGCCGCGCGCCTTCGAATAGGCAATCGCCGCCGCCTGCTTCACCGGCTTGCCCGCGCGCACTTCAGTCGCGATGTTCTTGCTGATCGTCTTTTGCGAAGAGCCGGATTCGAGGGGCATCAGGAGCGTCCTTTGCGTTGGTCTTTGGCGTTCAGACGATGTCCGTCTTCCCAAGCCGAGTCAGCTTTGTCAGCGCCGTCCAAATTGCGCTTCTTGAGGCTAAATGATCGTCGCGCGTGAATTGCGTCGGCGCGCTGGTTCAATTGATGGCAGGCGGCAAGAACCGCGTCTAGCTTGGAATTATATTCACTGTCGGAATCACTACAGCGAACGTCCCACTTTTTCAGGGCTAGATTGATCCGGCTGTTGGGGTCTTCAGCCGTGGCCTTTGAGGTCATCTTTTTCTTCATGCCACACATGCGGGCCTTGAAGGAGGCGCGGCGCTTTGCGGCAGTCGGGCTGTCTTCCGCCTGTTTTGACGAAACGGGGCGCTTCAGGTCATGGCCTTGGGCCTTGGCCATCTCACGGCCTTTTTCGTTAAGACCGCCCTCTGGATTCTTACCCTTAGCGCGCAAAGTTTCGTCGCTCATTACAGGGCCTTCATAGCTGCACGGACGCGCTCAAGTTCTTCCTTGCCCTTGATCGTCAGCATTTCAGCAGGGAGACCGCCCAAATTGTAGATATAGACCCCGAAGCAACGACAGAAGGGTTCCTCCCCGACAGCCGTTATCTGGTCATAGTATCCGTTTTCGTCGGGTTTAACCAGACCGGCTTTCTTCGCCCATGAATCGCGGAGCAAGTAAATATGCCCGTCGCGTTCTTTGTGGTCTTCCCGGTAGTTGTAGTTCAGTTGCCGCCAGTTGGAGCGCCATTTGATGGCAATGGCCCCACCGTCACGGGCGATGGTTTCGTTGATTGAGGCGGTCAGCTTGTGGCCTTGGTCGATCAGCACCCGACGCTCTTCGAATGGCAATTGCTTTAGGGCCTTCCTGATCGTGGCCTTCTCTTCGACCTTGTCGACGTTATCCGATCCGCCAGGAGGAATGGACGATGCCCAACCGCTGAAACGCTGCAGAGTTTTGGCAATGGCCTGTTGACGGTTCAACTTGATCAGGTCAGCCGAGGCCATGATGCGGCGGTTCAATTCGGTCCGCAGTTGAGGTTGCAATTTCTCCAGTACGAAACGCGCAACGCCGGGATGGTATTTCAACGCCCCTTGCCGTTCGACCAGCTGGCGGTAAACGGAAGCCAGTCCTTCGCGGAGTGTTTCTTCCATTTGGTTCGTCGAACCCATGAACTTTTCGGCGGCTTCTTTGATGCGCATTTGCCAATAGGCCACACGCTCAACGCTATCAAAGCCGTGTTCGGAAAGATCGCGCACGGCGTCAGTGATGACCTCGTAAAAACCGCGCCGTTCGTTTGTGGCCATCGCTCACTTTTTCCGAAAAAATAGAAAGATAGTTATTGACGAAACCGGGTCGAGGTTTAGATTAGAGATATCTCCTGGAGAGGAGATGAAGCCAACCATTCCTGGAAGGAGCGCATTATGGCCCAGTCTCGCGAATTTTACATCCCCGCCAACTCTCGCAAGGTTGCCAGCAAGAAAGCATCTGCCGTTGTCTATGTCTACGAAAGCGCGGCTGGCAGCGTTCCCATGGCCTTCATATCGTCGACGACGATCGTCGCACGGACCATGTCTTTCAGCTTTGACCAGTCTCCGTCGTATTCCTTGTGAACTTTTTCTGCGGCGCGGCTCTCACTTTTGTTTGGGGCAATGTATAGGTAATTTTTCCCGTCATTTTCCCATTTTGAAAGTTGCGACCTGTTCATTTCGTCTGGATGAGTTCCAGACGAAAGGTTCATTTTTTCCGCGACTTTGTTCAACAAGCTGGAAAATTGTTTATGACCAACTTCCCCCATTTTCGATGCTTGTTCCCAAGACCCGAAAGGTTGTTTGACCTGAGACGGTTTCGGAAGATCGGCGGTGGCTTTTGATTAACCAAACCAGCATATTGGGGAGCCGATTGGGGGTCGCCGCTGTTCTTCTTCGAAGTTGAGGAGCCGCCACCCGAGCCAAATTGCCCGTTTTTGGCTCTTGGGTGATCGCCCTCTTTCCACTCGGCATCGGCCCGAATTTCAAATCGAGCGGAAAGTCCGTCTATGGCCAGTTGAATGGCTGTCAGACGGTTCGGATCAAGAATCGCCATTGATCGGGTTTCTGTGGCGAGAGGGGAGGCGCGAAACCGCTTCTGACAGCTGCACAAGGGAATCAGAGAAAGGGCGAGGAGCCGAGGGTTCCTTTTCCGGAGATTCCTGAACCGGGGGCTGGCTTTGGGCGAACTCCATCAAAGAATCAAAATCCAGATTCAGCGGCGTCTTGAACATGATCTTGAGGGCGTTAAAATTATCCGCCGCCCATTTGAGAACTTCCACCTTGTTTTCCGGATCGATCATGGGCGCGAGAACCTCGATCATGGCGATGATCGCGCGAAGTTGGACTTCGGCCACTTTGACCTTTTCGCTGTCTGGCTCCTCTAGGAGAGACGGCCATTCGGCGGCAAATGAATTGGTCCAATCGTAGAACGCGGTCTTGTAGTCTATGTTTTTGTATTCCGGGAATTCGTTCTGGATGCGCTCATAAAAATCCGGGTTCCAGGCGCGATAGCGAACGATCTTCTCAAAATACTCATAGGCCGGTTGCATCCATTCGCGGATGCGATCGATATATTGGGCGATGTGTTTGGCGTCTTCGGTGCCCTCTCCGAAGCCCTCCGCGAACGTCTCGCTCAAAATGATCTTGGACGGAGTGCCCGCCGCTGAAGCGATGTTTTCGATGATGTTCTTGCGCGCCATGCCATACGCGCCGTCGATGTTTTGCAGATTCAGGGACTCGACCGTTTCATCGACGCTGATCGAGATGACGTTGCCGGTCTGGGCCTCTTTGACCATCTCGCGCTTTTGACCGGCAACGCTGGCCATCATGCGGTCGATCGCGGAAGATTGTTGCTGCAGCTTGGCGATCAAAACGCCAGACTTCAGCGAGATCATGTCGTCAGTGATCAGGGTGTTGATGAACGACTTCAGCTGATACAGGGCGCGCTGATAAACCGATCGCCCGACGTAGCCGAAGGCCGACGTCGTATATTCGATGTAAATCGGGTCTTCGTTTAGCAGCGTGACGGTTCGGCTGCGATGATAGCTCTGGCCGGACACGGCGATGCCGTGGACCTTTTGAAAGTCCACGCTATTTGGGTTTTGATCCAGGACCAACGATCCGGCGGTATTGAGCGGGTCCAGCACATTGAAGCCAATGTCCAAGTCGGCCAGCTTGTCGTAATCAACAGGATCGGACGACGGAACCTGTTCCGTCAAAAGGGCGATGGAAGACACGCCATAGACGCGGGCCAATCGAGCCACGTTGAAAATATGGCGGTCAGCGCCGATCTTTTGCCATTCGGATACAAACGCCTCAACCAGCGTTTCCTGCGGACCCTTGGGAACACTGATCTTGCGTTGCTTGCTTTGGGCCATGGCGATTGGAAAATCAGCCAGCTTCGCGCCCAGAGGATGATAGCTATAGATCGTTTTGCAAAGTTCGTAGGACGGGTCATCGCCCGGTTGCAAATCAGAGGCCGTCAACAGGGTGTTTAGGGCGTTGCCAAGGGAGGCACCGTTCAAGGAAATCGCAGACACCTAGAAGCCCCCTTTATCGCCCAGAGCGAGCGCGATACCGTAACAGTAAGCGTCCAGCAAGTCATCCGCCCGCTTGGCCGCGTCTTTGTCCCCAATGCGGAAAGACGTGACCTGAGAGATCAGGTGATTGCGGGTCGCGCCCTTGAACATGAAAACCTTGTCGTAAGCCTGTCGGGCGATTTTTACATCTCCCCGATAGTGATAGCCGCTGACCGACAGAGCGCGTTCGTCCTTCCCCAAAGCCGTTAGCCGGGAATCAATGGCGGTGGCTTTAAGACCGCGACGCCGGGCCTGCTGCAGCAGGATTTCACCGCTGGCTTTGTCCTCGATGAAAGAGCCAAGGGAGCCCATTCGGGCACCGCAGGTCTTGGCCAGGGTTTCGAGATTCTGCAGGATGGTCGGGAGCCATGTCTCCAAAAGAGCACCTTCGATCTGCACCAGATCGTAATCCAAAAGGATCAATGGCTGACCGGTTAGGCGGTTTCTAGCCCAGTAAGTGACGCCAGTTCCGTCGTTCCCCGATCCCGTTTTGGTGGCGGTATCCATGACCGCAAAGACCGCATCGCACCGATCCGGCATCTCAACCGGCTGGCCTTCGACCAACAACTTGTCCAGATCGAAGAACGCCACGCCCGACCAGTCGACGAACTCAGCCGCGTATTCTTGGGCGAACACCATGGGGTGTTCTTTCGCCTTCAAGTCGGCGAAAATTTCATCGCGACGGGCGATGTAGCTTTCTTCGCTCTCACCAGGAGAACGGGCCGGGATCGTGGGATTGTTCCAGCTGGGCGCGTGGTACTCAATGAAGCCGTGTTCTGGTTGATTGCAAATGCGCCAGAAAAAATTCTCGGCATCGACGCCATTGGTGTTGCTGGTGACGACAGCCTTGCCGCCATAATCCAGGAGCGTCGGAAATATCGACCGCTTCCAAATATCCATCATGTTGGCGTTGTTCGTGAACGCCGCCTCATCAACCACGACACGATGATATTTACGCGATCGCCCCGCGCGATCGTTGTCCAGCGTCCAGAAATCGACGCGGCCATTGTTTATCGTGCGAATAACGCCCGCCGTCTTGGACGATGCCTTTTTCACCGGATCGAGGATGTCCAGGATTTCTTCGTAGACCTCGGAGATGGTTTTGTAGTCGGGGGCGAACCAACCGACGTACTCCCCTCGCAGAGCGCCGTCAGCGGCCCAGGTGGCGTCAAACGCAGTCTTCCCCCAACGACGACCGCAACGAATGGCCTTGAGCCTTCCGCCCGCGTTCTGGTCCCATTCGCCGCCCCGGCGATCGACCTTCAGCTTGTAGGCGCGGACCTGATCGACGTGCAGCGTGGGCAAAGTGACGCGGTATTCAGGCACTGGGCAAACCGCCTTCGATCAAGAATTTTACAGTAGTGTCCGGGTCTGAATCGTTCATCCGCTTGTTTTCGCCATAACGAGCCGGATTCAAGTGAGCGGCCATTTTTAATCGAACGTCGACCCTAAGCCTTGATCTTTGTACGACCTCGTTATCAACCGCAATCACGTCCCCATTGCGACCCGTCAGTTTGTAATCAGCTTTTCCGTCGTCTGCGATTTCTGCCGCCTCTTCAAACATATGGTCGCCAAGACCTTCCCTCGCGCGCGCGTATGCCTGATGGAATTCTTTATAGGCTTCTCTTTGATCGACCAACCACATCGCCACGGTCGGTCTGGCTGGCATTTTCGGGTCTTTGCAAATTTTCAAAAGCGTTTCACCGCAAATCATGCGCCTGCAAATCTCATCGGTGATTTCTTTTGAAAAAATGGTTGGCCGACCCACGGCCCTTTTTGACAGCTTCTCGCCATCAGGCTTTGGTTTGGCTGGCGTCCTAGCCATTGAAAAAGAAAACCTTTGATACGCCCAAGCGATTGAGGGTCAATATCACCCCGCCGCAAGTCCGCCGCAAGTCACTTAAAAAACCATTCTCTAAACCAAACTATAAACAGCTAGTGCGTTTCCTTACCCTCTCCCCCTTATCTACATCTTATATATATACTTTTTACCCACTACAGATGAAATAGGGGGTAAGAAAATGGTTTGGTTTAGAGAATTTCCAGAGCACTCATATCTCTTTGGAATCCTTGGCTTTTTATTTTTTTTGAGTTGCCCTCCCAAAACGGGGTCTGTTTATAAGAAAATAAGTGGTCCGCCAAAAGCCCACTGTCCCCTTTCCAAATCCCCTCCCCCTCAACCCCTCGACTTAATTTGACCAACCACCTTTTTTCGCGTAAGCGTACCCATCGAAAGGAAAACCGAAAAATAAATGATCACCCCCAAAACCGCCTCTGTACCCATCCCGGTGTTTTCCGGATGCCGTGGTCGAGGTCCCGGCCAACTGGCCCGCGCCGTGGTGAACCTTGATCCCGGAGAAAGTTTCTGGACGCATCAACGAGCGCCTTACGCCCGTCGCACCTTGACCGCTTCGGACAGCTGGTTCCGGCGCACCTTTCCGGATCGTCAGCTGGTGATTGCTGCTGAATTTGGTGGAACCCGCGTTTGGAGAAAGGCATGAAAAAACTCGCCCATTCATCAAAAACGAAGGACGTGCCTATTCCTGAGGATGCGCTGGCATCACCCAAGGCCCCTGGCCCACCGACCATCGACCGTGAAATTCGACCCCGCACCCCTGGCCCGTGGGTCCTGAAAGCCACCTCTCTTGAGCCTGGGGAATCCTTTTGGGTTCACGGCTGGGAAAACCAGATCAGACATCGTCTGACCAACCCCAACCAGTGGTTTGTGCGAAACCATCCTGATCGCGTTCTCTATATCAAACAGGACGTAAACGGCGGCTGCCGCGTCTGGAGGATTATCTGATGCGATCCTTGATCGGATTTTGCCTTTTCATCTGTCTTTTGGCCGCTTGCGCCTTTACCGTGGCCTACACGGCGGCTCGCCTTATGATGGGTTTGATTTGGCTTTTCGCCATGCTTTTTCGGCTTGTTTTGCCGATCAAAAACGATGGCGCTTGACAGCATCTTATTCTGTCTTCAAGAAGAGAAAGAAAAAGAAAAAAGGCCAATTGCAATGATGTTTTCCGACTTAAAATTTATAGAAGTCCGGCCCGCTTTCTTTCATGCCGTTGTGTTTTTCCCCAATGGTTATGGCGCGAGTGTGGTCAACGACCTTGGTGTTGATGGTCGGTTTGAACTGGCCGTCATCAAGGGTCGCTCTCGAAACAGCTATACGGTTTGTTATGAGATGCCCATTACCGCAGACGTGGTTCGTTATCAGTCTGCGGATGAGATCACCAATCTTCTGTCTCGGATTGAGGCTCTGGACCCGATCAAATGACCAAGGTTTCAAAGTGTTACACGCCCTATCATCCGACGGTGATTGAAGTTCAGTCGGCCCAGATTGTTGGCGGTGATTTGCTGGCGCAGATTCTTCATCTTGAAGCGTCTCGCAATGCGATCACCACTGAAACGGCCATGAACGCCAAGATGAGATCGGATTTGTTTGACGACATCCGCAGGCTTTACAAGCGCGCCGTGCGCGAGGCTGGGCGTGTGAAGTGACTCCTACTCAATAACAAGACAAAGGAATTCATCAAATGGAAATCTTACAGATCACGACCGACATGGTCGTTAACGGACTGTACTCAGGCCCAGACGTCTCCAACTATTCTGGTCACATCCATATCCCTGCCGGACTTGGATGTGTGAAATTTACCGGATCGCTGATGGCCGCCGGACGAATTCTCGCCGAGGCTGGCTCGGGCATCGAGGCTGGCTCGGGCATCAAGGCTGGCTGGGGCATCAAGGCTGGCTGGGACATCAAGGCTGGCGATAGCATCGAGGCTGGCGATAGCATCGAGGCTGGCTGGGACATCGAGGCTGGCTCGGGCATCAAGGCTGGCTCGGGCATCAAGGCTGGCGATAGCATCAAGGCTGGCTGGGGCATCAAGGCTGGCGATAGCATCAAGGCTGGCGATAGCATCAAGGCTGGCTGGGACATCAAGGCTGGCGATAGCATCAAGGCTGGCTCGGACATCGAGGCTGGCTCGGGCATCAAGGCTGGCTGGGACATCAAGACTGGCTATAGCATCAAGGCTGGCTCGGACATCGAGGCTGGCTGGGACATCGAGGCTGGCGATAGCATCGAGGCTGGCGAGGGCATCGAGGCTGGCTTTGCGGTCTGCGCGAAGTGGGTCAGCGCCCGCCTCCGCATTTTTGTGGGCCTCTGCATGTGCCGACTGCCGACTGCTGAGGAGGCCCAGCTTCGCGCCGAACTTCGCTCAGGCACCATCGCTTTCGGTGAGCATGTTCCGCCGGTGAAAGAGATTGATCAGTGACTCTCACCCAAGAACAAATCGCGGAGATCGAGGCGCTTGTCCGAACGACGCCGACTATTTCGGACGCCCCCACCACCCCGGAGCATGAGCAATGAATTATGGCCCTGAAACTGAAACCGTCGAAGCCTTCATCCGTCATCTCAAACGCATGACCCCTGAGCAGTGGGTCGCTGCCAATGACGCTGCCTGGGCCGCTATCGCTGCCTGGGCCGCTGCCAGGGACGCTGCCAGTGACGCTGCCAGGGCCGCTGCCAGGGCCGCTGCCAGTGACGCTGCCAGGGCCGCTGCCGCTGCCTGGGCCGCTGCCTGGGCCGCTGCCTGGGACGCTGCCAGGGCCGCTACCTGGGCCGCTGCCTGGGCCGCTAATGAAATCCAGGGCGCTGCATTTATGCGCAATCGCGGCCAGCCCTTCTACTTCCTGCCCATGTTCGGCTTCGCTGACCCCGAAGCGGTTCTGGCTGCGGATAAGGAGCATGACCAATGAGCGAGCAACAAGACACCCGCCGTTACGTCCTGCGGGCGGAAACCACCCCGATGCGCGACCACATCGGCTACTGGACCGGCAAGGGCGCCTGCATCTTTCCGGTGGCCAAGTCGTGAGGAACCAAATCCTTCTAGGCGATTGCTTCGACCATATGGCCACGATCCCCAGCGGGTCAGTGGATATGATCCTTTGCGATCTGCCCTATGGGACGACGCAAAACAAGTGGGACAGCGTCCTTCCCCTGGACCGCCTCTGGGCGGAATATTGGCGAGTGACGAAGCCCAACGTGGCGACCGGATCGATGCTGCATACCGACGAGCATGGCGGCTACCGTGGAATCGGTGGCCTGTTCTACCAGCACGAGACGATCAGGCACGGGGCTGGGGAATACGTGCGCGACGGGGTGAGTACCAACGACATCGAGAGCGTGTGGGCCGTCCTGAAGCGCGGGCTGCATGGCGTCTATCACCATGCGTCACCAAAGCACCTTGGCCGCTACGTCGATGAGTTCACCTTCCGGCTGAACGATGGCAACGTGAAGCGCCAGTCCATGCAGCGGGTCGATAGCCTGCTGCGCGGGGCGGTCGGGCGCCGGATCACCTACGCGGAGTTGACGGCATGAGCGAGGGGCTGGAGGCGCTGACCAAACTGGTCAGGGTCGTGATGTCATACCGGCCCGACAAGGCGCGCCCTGACCAGAGGCGCGACAAGGGCGGTTCGAGTCAAAGGCCGCCCCCCAAACCGGGACCGGGACAGTGACGAAATTCATATCCTTGTTCTCCGGCGCCGGTGGCCTCGACATTGGCCTAGAGCGCGCTGGGTGGGACTGCCTATTCGCTACGGATGTCGATCCGGTCGCGATCCGAACGCTTGAGGCGAACCGGGGACGTCGGATAGGTCGAGGCCAGCGCGCCTTCGCGACCGCCGTGATCCAAGAGGCCGACATCCGTAAACTGACCGGCGCCGACATCCTCGCGAAGATCGGATCGGTGCGCGGGGCCGTGCCGTTGCTGGCGGGCGGCCCCCCCTGCCAGTCGTGGAGCAGCGGCGGCCTTCAAAAGGGCTTCGCCGACCCTCGCGGGCGCCTTGTGGCCGACTACCTCCGGCTCGCCACCGAGATCGACGCCCGGTGGCTGATTTTCGAAAATGTGCGAGGCTTGTTGACCGCCCGCGGTCCTGACGGCGCGCCCGGAAGCGCTCTTGCGCACGTCCGCCGCAGTCTTCTGGACCGGGGCTGGCAGACCCGCGTCGAACTCCTGAACGCTGCCGACTATGGCGTGCCCCAACGCCGAGTCCGGCTCATCATGGTTGGCTATCGGGCCGGTGACGCCCCGCCCATTCCAGCCCCGACTCACGCCGACGCTTGGGTTTCCCTGGCGGATTGCTTGGCGAAGGTGACGTCGCCCGAGGGCGATGAGATCATCCGGCCGACCGGGAAGATGGCGCTGGAGCTTGCGCCGCTGTCGCCAGGGACCGGCGCAAAGAGCCCGGGCAAATGCGAGACCACGCGCCCCGGCGGACACTGGGGCTATAAGCAGGGCGCATTCATCGCCGATCTGCGCTTACCGGCGCGCACCGTCACCGCGAGCGGCCAACAAGACTGGATACGCGATCCCAAGTTGGGGCTGCGACGGCTCTGCCCCCGCGAGTGCGCTGCGATCCAGACCTTCCCTGACGACTGGCAACTCGACGGAAAGCGCGCCGATCAATACCGCCTGATCGGCAACGCCGTGCCGCCCCTGTTGGCGATGAAGCTTGGGGCTTCGCTCCGTGCGCACATCGACCGCACGGCGCCTGTCGAGCCTCGGGCGTGGAGCGCGCTGCATCCGCTGCCTGAACGGCTCCAATCGGCGATCCAATACACCGAGCGCGAAGAGCGGCGGAACGGTGCGTCGCGTCGCGCGGTCGGTCGGCGCCTCACCGCTTGAACGTCCCAGCCAACCTCGCGGCCCATCACCGACACGAGGCAGCGGTGGCCGCCGCCACATACGTTGCCGGACTGACTACGCCGCAGGCGGCTACGGATTGGCACGCCGCCAACGTGCAAGCGCGCCGTGACGTGATCTCGGCCCTTAGGGCATCGGCCTGTTTGAACGATGTAGAGGGCGCGCTCAAAGCCAGCGGAGCTTACCTCCGAGTCTTCCGACACATCCTGGCGCCACCGATCAGCCAGGACCAGTTCAAGCTCTTCTGTCCTACGTATTCCAAGGTCAGAGAGAATAGCGGATCACCCATCCCGGACGGTCAGGCGCCCGCCATCGCCGCCTATGTTGAAACTTTGCCGAGGACAGTGACATGGGGTTGACCCTATTGCCCGCCATTTTCGCGGCTGCGGAGTACGTCACCGGGCGCGATTTCTTCGCCCGCGCCCGCTTGCCGGGTCGATCGATCTGGTATGTCGGCCCTGTGGCCACGGCTTTGCTTTGGACCCTGTCTGGCCCGGCCACGCCCCTGTGGCCATTGGGCGTATCCTGGGCTCTATGGCGCGGCATCCTGGGCTGGTCGACGTTGGGCGGCTCGGAAGACCCTCTGACCACCGCCCAAGTTCTGGGATTGACGTTGCGGGACATTGCGGCCTTCGCCTTCCTTCTGTTGCCGATCAGGTTCTGGCCAGACGTCTACTGGACGCTGGTGGTCCTGGCCGCGACCGCCTTCACCCTGTGCCATATCGCTCTAGCCATGTTTCAGGGCGATGCCGCCCGCGAAGGGAAAGACATTACACCGCAGATCGATGTCGCCCGAGGCTTGGCCTTCGGCTTTGTCTACGCAATCATCACAACAGGAGTGGCGGCGTGATTGCCGCAGCCTCTCAGGTTCCCGCTTGGCGCGACATCTCGACGGCTCCAAAAGACGGAACGGTGATTGATCTTTGGGTTATCGGTCTTGTTCCTGGCCGCGTCGTCAATTGCCGATGGGGTACGCCGCTTCCAGCATCCTATAAATTCCCTGACCAATGGGTGGCTGAAAACGGACTTGCTCTAAACAAGCGCGTAACCGCCACCCACTGGCGACTGCCCCCGGACCCTCCTCTTTAACCCATGAACCCTGATTCATGACCGACGAACAAAAGCCCTTGCTTTTTTCATCGACCTTATTCAGTCTAAAGAAAGAAAAGAAGATTGATGAAAATAGACAGTTTGGCTTTTGAGGCGATGAAATTCGCCCGCAAGGTTCACATCGACCAGCGTCGAAAATACACCAACAATCCTTACGTCGACCATTTAGCCGAGGTCGCTGGAATCGTGGCGACGGTCAATCCGAATCCGATCGTGATTGCGACGGCTTGGTTGCATGACAGCATTGAGGATCAGGACGTCAGCGAGGCTGAGTTGGCGGAAATGTTTGGTGTTCCCGTTGCATACGGCGTTCGCACGCTGTCGGATTTAGAGGAAGGAAACAGGGCCACCAGAAAGGCCGCAAGCCGCCAGCGTTTGTCCGAAGCCCCCAGTTGGGTTCAGACAATCAAGTGCGCTGACTTGATCAGCAACACCTCTTCGATCGTAATGCACGATCCGGATTTCGCGGCCATCTACCTGGAGGAGAAACGGCTTTTGCTTTCTGTTTTGACCCAGGCCGATCGCAAACTTTGGGATTTGGCATGGTCCATGGCCAATGTTTAATCAGACAAACAACAAGGGAACTCACCCAATGTCCGTGACCAATTATGTCGTCAGAAACGCCGCTGGTCGTGTCGTCCGCAGTTTCAGCCATCCTGATTTGGCCCTGGCCTTTGCCAAGGCTCACAGCGGCCCGCTTGGGCCTTTGATCGCTCTGGAACAAGAAACCATCATCCGCGAGCGACCAATCACCACTCATCAAAACCAACCTGAAATCCTCAATAAATCAAACGGCAAACGTCTGAGGGTAGTGGCTAAATGAACGACGCCACCGCAAGAACGACGACTCTTAAAAAGAGCGTTCGCATGATCTGGGGTCTGACCCCAAACGAGGTCTTTATCATGCAGGCCTTGGTCAAAAAATGGGAATTATAGCGTTGACTCCCTCACGAAACGGTTTAGA